TCTAATCCTAAATTTTTTGGTTGATAATTGATAAAATGAGTTGGAAAACTGGAAATCATTCTAGAAATTGTGTTAAAATTATATCCTAATTTATTTTCAAAAAACAAAAAAGTAGGAGATAAATCAAAATCAACTGCTCTCTTTGAACAAAAATCTAAACACCAAAATGGAGTTTGATTAGGTAAAATAATTTTTCTTATTCCTTTTGTTCGTTCAATAAAGAAAATTTTATCATCTGATAGTAACAAATAATTTTTTAAAATATCTTTGACGATTTCCGAATAAGAATTATTATATGCTTTAGAAATAGAACTTTGTTGTGATAGAATAAATTCATCTGAGACAAAATGAAGAAGATACATTTCTGAGCCAGAACTTACACTCGTTCTAGAACTTTGTTTAAATATTCTAAATGACTTTTTGATAACTGCTACATTTTCAGTTTTACCTATGTTAATTAACAAAGTTTCGGAGCCATCAAATGAAAGTTTATTTGATAAACCTACAGCATCTTGTATTAGAACAGTACCAGACATGCACGGATTAAAAATAGAATCAAAAATAGTTAATTCTTGAAACATACCCGCCAAATTAATTTCACCAAGTTTAGTAACTAGTGTTATTCCTCTTGGATTAATTGTATATTGAGAAGATTGTGTAATCTGTGCATCAGACATTACTGATTACCCTAATAAATTCACGGTCAACTTCAGAGATAAATTCATTTCTTAAAATTTTAATATTTCGTTTATCATCATTCAATTCAACTTCATGCTCATAATAAGTTATAACAGTTTTGTCAACAGACACGGTTAAAGCATTACCATCGGCTAAGGTATAATTGGAACTAGATGCTGTTAAATTTGCATATGCGGCTGCTGTTATTTGGATTTTAGTTTCTGTTTTTTCCCGAGTCAATGGAAACAAACGAGTTTCTATTTTATAATAAGAATGATTATTTGCTTTGGCCCATGCTAGCCCATCTAAAATTGAAGCAGTCTTATATTTAGTATGTACCACATTATCTAGCATTCTTTGTTCTATAGGCCAGTCTGTTTTAACATCTACGATTCCGTTCATTTTCAAAATAACCCAATGTTTCTCAACATCACCATATACTTTATGCGCTACAATTTCTGGTGTTTCACCATCAGGAACTGAGTACTCATAGTAAGATACCGCATTTTCTAGGATATTATCATCAAAAGAAAAACTGGATGTTAGATTGGTAATAACATCAAGAGATTTAGAACCCTCTAGATTATAGACAGTTTTTGGAAAGTATGTGAAGTATTTTGACATTTTATTTTAATATAATTTATGTGGTTTCCATGGTAGAAACAGAATTTTCTTTTCTCTTAGATGTTCCACGTTTATTTTCAAAATCAAACTTAGTCAATATTGCTGTTTCTTTAAATGATAAATCCATTCTAATACCAACTGGCATACCTGTTCCGCCAACTGTCACATCAGAATCCCCTAGCTCAAAAGCTTGAAATCCATTTGGTGCATAATCTATATCTACAGATTCCAAAACACAAGTAGTAATTTCTGGAATATTAGGATTAACAGAACCATTATAGTAAAATTTTATATCAAATTCGGAAGGAGGAACTAAAAAATATCCTGCTGTTCCTGTTTTAATTTCTGGAACTTGATGAAAATTAAATCTAGCAATAATTGCTTGAACTTCTCTAGCTTCCGATGCGCTTCTAGGATAAAACATAAAAGAAAATCTAAAGGTTCTAAAATCTCCTGGACCAGTATAAATCATTTCCATTCTTGGATTTTTTGTTACCCCGGCAATACTAGCAAATATTGCTTTAGATACATTTCCTCCAACAATACCAGACACTAAAGGATTTGTAAAAAGTCCTTCTTGAACAAATGGTGTTAAATTTTTTCCTAAGTCTTTACCTCCGTTAGCAACAACTTGCGCTAAAGATAATATAGTATTTGTATTAAGCAAACCATCATCCGCTAATTGCAACCCCGAAAATTGTTGTGCTTGCGTAAAATTTAAAGTGTTTGGCATATATAATGCAACACTGTCTGTTGTTCTTTTTGTTGTCCTTAAAAAATTTGCATTATTCAATGTTGCTAAATCTATTGTAGTTTGGTCAACAATACTATCTATAATAACTCCGGTTGTTCCAATATTATTGCGAACATATTTATAGATATCTACAAATTTTTTAGTATATTTACTATCTAATAAAGATTGTGCAAGTCTGTTTCCTGTTTCTTTAATGCCTCCAAAATTGACTGCGCCAATGCTTAATTCCAATTTTTTTCTGCGTGATTGTACTTCAGAATCAGGATTTGATGCAACTTGTACAGAATAATCAGTTTTATCTTGGACATTAATATGGAAAATCATATAATGACCTTTGTCAACCGCACCAATATCTTCTGGATATTTCAAAATATTATTGGAATATTCCGAATTAATGCCAAGCTCGCCGCTTCGTGTTCTAGCCGTAGATTCAAATTTTATATCGGTAAGAGTAAATAATCCCATGTTTTTCCTATATGTTGACTACATATTTATATGACATATGGACACAATTCTTATAAGGGTAAATTTAACCCGCAAAACCCTAAAAAATATAATGGTAATCCAGAAAATATAATATATCGCTCATCTTGGGAACTGCGGTGTATGAAGTGGTTTGATGATAATGAAAACATAATTTGGTGGTCATCAGAGGAATTGTCAATTCCTTATTTGAATCCAATTGACAATAAAATGCATAGATATTTTCCAGATTTCATCATCAAGGTTAAAAAATCAAACGACATGGTAATGACTTATGTTATAGAAGTAAAACCCGAAGCACAAACTAAAAAACCCACTCAAAAAAGAAAGACAAAGCAATACTTAAAAGAGTCTGTGACATACATTGTTAATCAAATGAAATGGAAAGCAGCAGACGAATTCTGTCACACACATGGTTGGGAATTTAAAATTATAACAGAAAACGATTTAGGTATTAAGTAATAATGTTGAATAAATAGAAGATGGCATACTTAATAGACCGAATAAATGAGCAATTACAGAAAGAAGGACCTGGACCAAGAACACGGAGGGCTCGTGATTGGTTGCGGTCTAAAATTACTTCTTTAAGCCCAGACCCCGCAACTATAATGCGTGATAAACAGAGACAGAGAGCATCAACAGGTATAGGAAGTATGTTTTTCTTTTACTATGACCCAAAGACTAAGGATTCGTTGCCATATTACGACCGGTTCCCGTTGGTTTTACCAATACAACTATACTCAGACGGTTTTTTAGGGTTGAATTTACATTACATTCACCCAAAGCAACGTATCATCCTCTTAGATAAATTAAGTGAACATGCAACCAATAAAAAGTTTGATAAAACCACTCGGTTGAGATTAAATTATCAGATGCTAAATTCTTTCTCAAAAGCATATGAAGCAACTCCGTGCATTAAACGATACCTAAATTCACATGTGGAATCTAGATTCGTTGAAATTTTTGCGGATGAATGGGACATAGCAGCTTTGCTTCCGGTTGAACAATTCCAAAAAGCAAGTAAATATAAAGCATACGCAGATTCTAGGAAAAAATTCTAATGTCATTTTTACCGCAGTTATTTCTATCTAATATAAAAGCAAAAGAAGGACTAGCCAGACCTAGTCGCTTTCAAGTTATATTACCAATACCGTCATATGTCAATACATTCATTTCTTCTAGTATATTAGAAAAACTTTTAAACTTACCAAATTCAGTTTTTTCTGATGTAACAACTCGTGTATTAGGACAATCAGAACAGCAAGTGTCCAGTAATCCTTCTATTTCAAGATACTTAGCATTACAGTGTGAATCAGCCGAACTTCCAGGAAAATCTTTAACAAGTGCAGATGTTACAATTTATGGTCCAGGATTTAAAGTTCCGTACAAAGCAAATTATTCAGAGACTACACTGACTTGGATTTGTACAAATGAATTCTATGAGAGAAAATTATTTGACAGATGGCTTGAATCAATTGTTCCTACAGACACAAATAATGCCAGATTTCCTAAAGGTCATAGTTTATCTGGTGGATATATGACAAACATTAAAATTGTCCAGTATGATGATTTTATAAAACAAATTTATGCAGTTGAATTAATTGATGCGTTTCCTGTCGGTATTAGTTCTCAAGCATTAAGTTGGTCAGATGATGGCATACACAGACTATCAGTCCAGTTTTCTTATCAAAAATTTAAAACCATTTATGAGGGTGGTTATGATGTGGGCGCCGCAGCATCGGCTCTTCTTGGGGCGGCTATCCCGAGACTATTTAATTAATTATTTGGAGATTTTATGTTACCTAAAATTGATGTGCCTCTATATGAGATTACACTACCACTTTCAAAAAAGAAAGTTAAATTCAGACCTTTTTTAGTAAAAGAAGAAAAAATACTATTGATGGCTTCAGAATCTGAAGACCCAAATTCAGTGATGTTAGCAATTAGACAGATTATTAATAATTGTTGCGTTTCTGATTTGGATGTTGATTTATTACCAATTCTTGATTTTGAATATTTCTTCATGCACCTGCGGGCTAGGTCAATTGGTGAAGTTATTGATTTACAATATAAGTGTAACAACACAATTAGCGGCGAAGGCGATGATGCTAAAAAATGTAATGCAACAGTAAAATTAAGTTTTAATGCACTTGAAATTGAACCAGACATTAAAGATATTAATAACAAATTGCAATTGACGCCTAAATTAGGTGTTGTTATGAAATATCCAAATTTTGGTGGCATAGATTCAGTCAGCAAAGAAGGAAATATTAATGCTACAAATGTTGTTTTGAAAACTGTCATTTCATCAATAGATTACATCTATGATAAAGAGAATGTTTATTATGCTAAAGATGCATCTGAAGAAGAATTAATAGACTTTGTGGAAAGTTTAAATAGAGAACAATTCGGAATGATTCAAACTTTCTTTGAGAGTATACCTAGACTGAAAAAAGAAATTAAATTCAAATGCCAAAAGTGTGGATATGAAGAAGAAATTTTACTTGAAGGAATCCAAAGTTTTTTCGTATAACCTTTCGTTATGATAATTTGAGTAACCACTACCAGACTAATTTCGCACTTATGCAACATCATCATTATTCACTAACCGATTTAAATGAAATGATGCCGTGGGAAAGAAATGTGTATGTTACAATGCTTCTCCGTTACATTGATGAAGAGAACGAGAAGATTAAACAACAAAATTTAATAAGAAAAAGAAAATAAATGGCAAAATCAAAATTTTCAGATATCTATAAGCAAGAATTAAACTCAAAAGGAGTTATGAGTTCTCTTGGTTCTGCTGCACTAAAACAAACACGAGAGAGAATGGATATTCGTAATAGTCTGTTTGGCGGAACTGGTGCTATATCTAGAACTGGGCAGAAAATCTTTGGTAAAGGATATTCTGCTATGGGTGGAAATGCAGCAAAGCTTTCTGGAAGGTCAAATTCACCTATACAGGGTGCAAGTTTGGATGCGCTAGTTATTTCAAATCAAAAACAAGAAAGACTTTTGAAAATAGTTGCTAAAAATACTATGAATATGAATATGATGGCTCGTGATATGAATATTACTCGCCAAAATATAGTAAGTTTAACTAGAAAAATTACTGGAAAATCTGCCAAAGGTTCAGATGCTATGTACATGAATGCGAATAGACGCAATGCTCAAGTTGATGGTATGCCAAAAAGAGGTGCAGCACCTGGTGCTTCTGGTGGAATAATGAGTAGCATCTTTGGTGGTATTGGTAGTGTATTAAGCGGAGGTGCTGGAATTATTGGTAGTGTTGTTTCTGGATTACTTGGTGTTGTTGGCGGCGTCGGCGGCGGAATATT